CCTAGTCGCGCCCCCGATTTAGATCGTGCTACTGGCGATGAAACACGCCGTTCAATGCGTGGTGCAATTCCAGGTGACATGCGTGATATGCTTAACCGTATTAATCGTATTGATCAACCAGGCGATATTAGTGACGAAGAAGCTCGCAGACTAGCAGGCTTAGATGACGAAATGGGCGAACCTCGTCCACAAGAACCTAACACACTTCCAGCAATAACACGCCACGAAGTAGCTAACATCAGCCAAGCAATTCAAGCAGGTGGTACAGTATATCCTAAGTGGCACGGTATTAAAAACTTGCCAGGATTCCAGAATCGTAAGATTCGCGGTATGGGTGGTGATTTATTCTCAATGTTTACTTCAACACCACATCACGATATTCTTACTGTTAGCACAATGGCTAATAGTGAGCGTGAAGTTAAAGCAGTGTTAGCATGGTTACAAGCTAACGCTGAAAAGATGCCAGAGTTAAACATTGACTACAGCGGTTACGGTATGGGTGATTACACTCCAGCTGTACGTGAGTATCGTACAGAAAATACACGCTTCCATGTAGTGAACGATCCTGCAGGTTGGTACATTTATGCATATCCAGAAGGCACTGCCGTTGAGCATTCTGGTCAAGGTCGTATTGGCCATGATACTGACAACGGCGATGAAGACGAACGCGATGAGTTCGGCGCATTAATTCCTAAACGATTAAAAGAGAGTAAAGATATGAAACAGTTCAGTACAATTAGTGAACAAATTAGACACTTAACTAATAAGCTAGATTTGCTACAAGAAGCTGCACTACTTGACGACATTATGTCAGAAGAAATGGATGTTATGATGCTTGAAGCAAGTTCACTAATGGACTTATTAGGCAAACAAACTCCAGGTGCTCATGCACTTATGAAAGCTGTTCACAGTAGACATAAGTTAGGCGCTGGTAAGCGTGGTGGCCAAGGTGGTTTAAAGCCAGGTTGGGACGTAGATCCACAGTACGAAGAAATCGATGCTAAGAACATTGCTCGTGCTATTAAAGCTAGCCGCGATAACTTTGCTATCATTGCAGGTACTGACGGTGTAGCTGCTGTTAAGCCATTTGAAGAAGATTGGCTACGTGCTCGTAACCCAACACACGATAACACAATGCGTTATACAGTTATTTGGGCAACAGGCGATGTTGCTGATCAAGAAGTTCACAAGTACAGAATGGGTCGTACTGACGCTACTGGTGGTTCAGAAGGTACTACTGGTACTCCAAACCTATTACAAGTTTTACAAGATCGTATTGGTAGAACAACACGTTTGTTCATTGCTAAAGATGCAGTCGGTCGTCAAAAGCAAGACTTCCGTAATAAAGATAAGATGCCATCAAAACCAATGGTAGGTGGTAAGATCGGTATGCCACAACAAGATCCAGAAGGTAACTGGTCAATGCAAGGTACTCCAGGTACTCCTGCTCCAGACGTTGCAACTGTTGCTGCTAAGAAGATGCGTCCATTAGCTGCACGTTTATTCCAAGGTACACTAGGTCAACTAGGTCCACGTATTCAACGTTTAGCACAAGGTGGTAACTATGACGCTGTTCAGAAGTTAACACAAGCTGGTAAGAGATTACAAGCTATGGCAACAGCATTAGATGCTCCAAACGCTGACTGGGATTCATGGAACAGTCCACTAAAAACATTTGTACAAGCTACTAAGTCAAGTATTGATGAAATTACAAACGGTATGGATTCGGATGCTAAATCTCAGTATACACAAAGTTTAGTAAATGGTGAAACTGCTGCATTAAGCCAACTATTAAATACAGTTAAATCAAAACTATTTTCAATATCTGAATAATCATGCTTCTTAGAGAACTTTTTAGTAGTACTACAGCTAAAACGTTTTTGTTTGAGAATTTATCAAAGGGCTCGGCAAACGTTTTAGCTAACAAAGGTTTAGTAGCTAACGTTGCTGCGGCTCTTCGCGATGACTTTAGTGTACCAACACAGTTACAAATTAAATTTAAAAAACTTCCTGACGAAGAAGTAACAACGTGGTTCTTAGAACAACTAGACCGTATGGAACGTCAAGGTTATGAAGGTATTGTATTTGGTCGTAACGGCCAGTTCAATATGTGGATTGCACAAACATATGCTGCTGGAAATGATATCTGGGAAGATATCGAAGGTGAAATGGGCCAAGCATTACGTGACTTTACAATCTTAAAGAATCGTAATTTACTTGATCCACGACATGCTGACGTAGGCAAGTTTAAAGGTATTAAAGCCCTACACCGTTATATGGTGCAGCACTACGCAACAGCATTACAAGACGTTCGTCAAACTGCTGCAATGGCTGCATTTATTAAGAGTGCTAGAAGCGTATTAATTGCTGATACTCCAGAATACAAAATTTATTACTTGCAGAACCGCCCTGCTGCTGTTGCATTTGGTAAAGGTGCTACATTCTGTACAGCAAATAGTAACAGCGATTATAACTTTAAATCATATTCATCTGCTGCACCGTTGCTAGGTTTATTACCAAAAGTAGATCCAAAACCGGATACAACTGGACGTTTAGGTGGTAAGACGTTCCAAGAGAAGTTTCAATTTGATGCTAGTAAAGATCCAAGATCAGCAAACTTCCGTGATAATTTAGATCACCAAGTTGATCCAAGAATTATTAAAGAACGTTTCCCATACTTGTGGGATGACTTATCTAAAGGTTGGATGGCAAATGCTCAAGAGATTAGCCAGCCAACAGAAGAAGAAGGAATTCAGAAGTTACAGTATGATGCTACTAAAGAGTTACAAAAACTGAAGCACAACTTATCACAATATTGGACTAATGAAAAGCGTCCAGAGGTTACTCCAGAAGCACCGCCAGAAGGAGAAGCTGCTCCGCCAGCTGCACCACAAGCATAAAAAAAGCACCCCGGAGGGTGCTTTTTTATTCCTTACTGTAATACTGATAATTTACGCTTGTTTCATTTTCCCTACGGATACTTGCTCCGTTTTTCAAATGGAAACGTTTTGCCATTTCCGTTTGTGGGCTTAAGGTAACAATTGCCTTAATATCTTTATATTCTTCCAATAACCAATTCGCTGCTGCTTTAATTAATTGTTGACCGGCGCCAGGACTATAACTCCAGATGGTGTAAAATACTGCAACTTCTTTAGTTTCTGCTAGTTCTACTAGATCTTCCTCATCTTCAGGAACATCTGTTAGCCATTGCATACAAGTGGCTGCTAATACCTCCTCTCCTGCTTTCAATATTAAAATTTCGGCAAGATTGTTAACACGCTGTTCTAGAGGAATATGTGGGCGGACCGGATCATCTTTAATCAAGCTAACCAACGGATCGTTGATGTCTTTGATGTGATGTAGTTTCATTTCATTCCCCAGGTATTATATGCGTATTTATTATAATACCTAGAAAACTAGATTGCAAGAGTATTACAGTTCGTCTTGAGGTAAATTGTTAAGTAATTGTCTGAGTTTTGAGCTTTCTACGTTAGCTTTAACTTTTGGCATTGGTGCAGAACTGTTAGGATCTACTTCACCTGTTTCGGGATCAACTGTTTGTCTATTTTTAATACTTGCTAACAATGCACTACCTGCACTTGCTGTACTAGTACTTCCGTAACCATCTTCTTCAGCAAGGTCTGTAATACGTAGTGTATCTACGTTAAACTCTAAGTCAAGTTTCATACCAACGCCACTTGAACTACGTGTCTTCATTAACTGAATTTGATAGCGTCCACGTTCACGCATAGCACGTGATGTAAAGATACCAATAACGTTATCCGCTGTTTGAATCTTTGACAAACCACCCGAAATGTGACTGTGATCAAATTCAACTTCTTCAACAGCACTACGGTTTAATTGCGATGCTGTAACAAAGATACATTGTTTTTCCATTGCTAAGTTACGCAGTTCTTCTGATACATACTTGTCCTTAATAAACAAGTTTTCAGGACTAATCTTAATACTAATTGGCATTAACAAGTCTAAGTAGTCAACAAGTAACACATCTACTTTGTGACCCATCTTAATCTCGTATTCCTTTAAGTATGAACGAATATCGTTTGCTGTTTTACCACTTGGCATGTACTTAATTTGAAAGTGTCCAGACTTTTTACCTAGAATCTTAACTTTCATTTCGACATCATCAATGCTCTTAAACACTTCACGACTTGGTACGCCAGTCATCATAGAGTCAACACGCATACCAACAAGTTCTTCTGAAAGTTCGAACGTTAAGTAGATTACGTTGAGTCCTTGTAATGCCCAGTTACATCCTAAGTTTGCTAAGAATAAAGATTTACCACCACCTGATGCTGCTGCAAAGATATTAAGTTCTCCGCGATTCATACCACCGAACAACTTGTCATCTAATCCCTTCCAGCCAGTGCTGATCTGTCCGTTCTTATCTTTAATCTTCATCAAACGAGCACGTGGATCTTCAAAGTAATCAGTACCCATGTCTTTTGTAAGACCAATTTGCACTGCCTTTTTAATCTTTTCTTCTACTGGACCATACTCACCTTTTTCAAGTAAGTCAGCTGATTCTAGAATAGCTTTTTCTAAACCTTTGTGTCTAATAAACGTTTCAAAGTCATTCATTAACCAATCAAAGTGTTCTTCACGTAAGTCGTGACTTACTTTAAAATCACTGCTACATGCCGCATTAATAATTTCTTCTGTTGGCATTACGCTGTGTGATTTAATGTATTCATTAATAAACTCAGCAGGCATCTGTAACTTGCGGTCAAACAATGTATGGTCAAAGATGCTTTGACAACGTGCAAATGTTGCCGCATCTGCTAACATCATTTCCAAATATAGCTTTTGTATTTCGTATCCGTAATCTGTATTCTGCTTCATCTTATTATTATATAATTCTCAAATGTTAATAGCAAGGTGTTTGGCCTCGCCATATAACCAATCTACTCGCCATTGTGTGTGATACAATACTGAACCAATTGCACTGCTAGGATCTCCAGGTTGTGGCAAACTCCAGCGATACTTAAACAATGGCTCAACTACTTTCTTATTAGCAGCACTATTCATAGCACAACCGCCCATATATACTAGGCAGTCTGCACCAGTTAGCTCTTTAGCTTTTTTCATAACCATTTCAACTTGTTCAGTAAACACATCTTGAACTGCGGCCGCAATGTCACATTGGTCTTGTAAGTTAACAATCTCATGCGGCCAGTCATTAATACCACGATGCATATTTTTATGGGCATGTACTAATGTACCCATGTATTCTTTTACATCACAATAATATCTATCAGGGTTACCATTTGCTGCCATTTGCTGCAATAAATGTTCTTGCTTAATAGGTTCTAATCCTACTAGCTTTGTAAATGCACTATAAAATAATCCTAAACTATGTGGATAACTTCTACTCCACACTTTCTTCATTTCACCGTGTTTACCTTCCCATATAGTAGCACAGTCAAACTCACCAATGGCATCTAATACTACGATAGCACAATGATTAAAAGGACTAGTATAGTAACCAGCGGCACCATGGCTAGCGTGGTGCGCGGTGTAGGTGATCGGCGCATAATTTAATCTCTCTCTTTTAATATATCTACTAGGTAAAATGTCAGCACTTAGATCTATAGCAGAAGAGTATTGGCCTGCGTATACTTGTCTTGCTTTCTTAACCCATGGACGTTCATACCAAAACAAACGATCGGGTGAACCCCAATTTAACCCTTGCTTAATAAACTCGCTAGGTATTTCATCTATGCCACAATGTTGGTAATATTTTAAATCGCCTTCTTTAAACACAGCTAGGCTAGAGCCATGATTAAGTGCGTTAATTCCCCAGTATATCATTTGTAAATAAACGGGTCACGCTTGCGTAACTCTTCCATACGTTTTTTATATTCTTTCTTTTCTTGCCACATTCGCCAAGGGCTTAAAATAAAATTAAGTATTTTTTTCATCATGATCCTTAAACCATTTCTTTGCTCTAAGTTGAATCTTAAGACTGCTAGATTCTTTTGCTTGTAATATTAACCACAGTGTTGCTAGCTTACCTAGCTTTATTACTGCATCGTTAACGTCTTTAACACCGTCTGGCCATTCAGGCATACTAACTGACCAACCGTATTCAATTGCTTGCTCCATTGTGCGAAGACCTTCATGATCTCTATCTGGAACTAATATAATCTCTTTGCCTAACTGCTTTAATAGCCAGTTTTGACTATCTTTTACTTCTGCACCTAGTAAAGCACATCCGTCAATACTTAGCGCATCAAATGGACCTTCCATGACAATTACGAAGGATCGGTCATTGTCTTGTCTATCTAAATTAAACACGTATCCAGGTTGTTGATCACTAAGATACTTAGGACTAACTTCTGGCTTAACTGCTCTAGCAGTATATCCAACAACTTTGCCTTGATAGTAGAACGGAATTATTAATCTACTTTTAAATCCTACTTTATTTGAAAAGTAATAGTTGTAACCATTTGGATCTAACTGTCGGATATTTTGCACATAACACATTGCATCGATAACAGTTTGAGGTGCGTTTTCCCAACCTTGTAC